ATTTAACTTTTACGAAGTTCATACTATTTATGGATAGGCGCTGTGCGTAACAACGCCCGCTTAAATCGTAAATAATTCTATAAGATAAGATGAGTACACAAGACGAATTGGCCCGTATGCGTCAGTTGATGACCTACGGTACTGCACAAAAAAAGTCTACTTCTGCTGTCGTAGAAGGTGTTCGCAAGGGCGCTGATGGCAAATCATACGCCGTTATTCGTGAAGGCGCTTACTACTACCTGGAAGTAAGCAACAAGACTGGTGACAACCTGTTGAAGGAAGACTTCGACTATGTTGGCGGTTTCAGAGAGCGCGGTAAAGTGCGCTATAACAGCCACACGGACGCCGTTAAGAACCTTGACATGAAACTTCTGTCTATTCAAGAGGCATACAACGCTAAAGGCACTGTTATCTCTTCTGCTGACGGTTTGCGTAAGACTGTCCTCGTAACAGAGGCTGCTGGCGATTTCCGCAAGTTGATCGAGCGTCAACGCGAAATCATGTTAAACGTTCAGCACATCACTGAGGGTTATACTGTTAAGCCGAAGGGTGAAGGAATGGGTAAACCTGGTTCCAGCGAGCCGTTCGATGCTTCCAAAGCCGAGGAGAACTCTGGTGGCGACACTTACAAAGAGGACGCTAAGGAAGATCCGTTGAATGACAAGGGAGAGCCTGTTGAAGGTATCCGTACAGACGGTAAGAATGACCTGAAAGAGGTTCCTGGCGCAAAGGAAGGTGTTAAGCCTGGCATGAAACCTGTGATGAAAGAGGGTGTCGACTACGATGTAGAGGACCCGCTTGCTTCCACAGAAGGTGCTGACCTGACTCCGACTGGTGAAGAACCTGTACTGGACCCTGCTACTGCTTCCGAAGAGCCTGTTGATCCGATTGCAGAACCAGACGCTGCTCCTGCTGAACCAGCCGCTGAGCCTGCTCCTGCCGCTTCCGCTACGCTCGTAAGCAAACTGGATGACATCCTCAACGCGCTCGATACTCTTATCGACCAGAAGGATGGTGAGAAGTACGAAGACGACAAACTCTTCCCAGAGGATGGCAAGGAAGGTGATGGTGAAGGCTCCGAAGGCGAACCATCCGCTGAGCCAGAACCAAAAGGCGAGCCTGAGCCTAGTGCTGAACCAGACGCAGAGCCTGCTGACGAAGGTGACGAAGACAAGAAACCTTTCGACATGGAAGAGTCCATCCGTCGCAACATGATTGCAGTGCTGCGCGAGATGAACGAGAGTGGCGCCCCTTTTGACGGTTCGGCAGCGAAACCTGCCGAGTCTGCTGAGATGAAGACCGTTGAACCTGGCACCGAGGCTCCGAAAATCGAGAATGAGGAAGACGTAATCGACCTGACACACGGTGATTATTAAGAAGTACTCCTCGACTATTAAAGCGACCAATTTCGGTCGCTTTTTTGTTCTTGAGTCTATTTATTGTTGAAACACGTGCGTTAATAATGGCTAATGAGACTAAGATAAAAGCAAAGGACTTGTTCCAAATGCTTGACGAACAGATAGAAAAGAAGCAACTTCACGAGAAGATGCTGCTAAGGCTGAACGGTGGTGGAGGCGGAGGAGAGCATGTCAACGACGTTCCGCCAGTTCCGCCTATGGATGAGCCTGGCAACGAGCCTCCTATGGACGAACCAACGCAGCAGGATGACGACATGTCCAACTTCGGACCGAAGTTCGATGCTGGCGTAGAGGCAGATCCGAACAGTGAGCCAGACAAATACATACAGCAACTGACTGGCAAACTGGCAACCGAATTACGCAAATACATCGAGAAGAACAACGACGCCGATATTGCCAAGTACGTACTCGGAATGATTATCGCACAGGCCTGCAAACCTCTGACAGATGCGGACAAGAAGGAGATGATTGACAAGATCAACGAAGTACATGGTACTGAGTCAGCGCCAGAGGAGCCAGAAGAAGGTACAGAACCACCTATGGAAGGCCCGCAGGATGCAGAACAGGCGCCAGAGGACCAGATCGCGAACCAATTTGAGTCATTGCAGCGCCTCGTGACAAACGAAGTAATGACCGTGATGGGAGATGACGATGAGGATGACGGCCTAGACATGGGCGCTCCAGTAATCACGGGCGACAAAATAGAGAAGAACGAACGGAATAAACCGTTCATACCCAAACAATACAGAAACCAACCACAAGAATGAGAACGTTTTTACTCGAAATAGATGACGACCAGGTAGGTAGCGTATCCGTAGAGAACGGACAGAACCTCGCAAGGGAGATCGACAAGAACAAGACCGAGAACCCGAGCCTTGACGGCGTTCAGGTTCCAAGCCAAAGGGACCAGGATAAGTCAAAGAACGGAGGACAGGCCACATTGTCGGTTGATGCCAGCAAGGGAGGCGCTGAGGCCGTTAAGAACCTCAACAATCAGTATGCAAAGAATCCGTCATTGAAGAACGCAGTTAACAACGGTGACGTTCGCGTGGTGGCTGACTACGGCCGTACCAACGAGTCTACAGACGTGCTGTATCGGATGACGAAGGAAAACCTAGACAAGTTCTTGAAATGGAACCGATAATCCAACACATATTAGACAAGAAGGATCAGTACGACATCTTTGACAGCCCGTACATGCCTGACGTCCGCGTTGTAGATTTCAAGGCGGACATACTGTCAAGGCGCCTGGCTGGTATCAAGAAGCAACTGCGTTCGTTCTCTGACTTTGAAGGTTATGGAACGCTAGACGAGATGAAGGATGTCTACTCCAAACTGCTTACCAAGTGTCAGAAACTGGAGGAGATACACAAGCCAGAGTTGGAGCGTCAGTGCAAGTGGTTCGTGGAGGGTATGTTCGCCGTACCGTACCAAACGGCCGACATTACCTGCAAGATAGTGTCAGTTGTGAAGCCTGAGAAAATGGCGCCAGTGAACAAATCAGTTGAGGCTTTCGGTGACTATGACGATATGAACCAAGCCAATTCGATTACCAATGCCATCAGCAAGCGCGTTATCGCAAATGCGTTGATAGAAGGCGGTGCCATTGAGTTGTCTGGTATCATGGATGGAATCGTTACTGAACTGTACAAGATCAACCCAGAACTTCCGTTGCTCTATAAGAAACTGATGGCCGTGCATGACTTCATTGAGTTCTGCGACCTTGCCGACCAAGACGAGAAAAATGTACGACTTGACGGATACGTAACGGTAAAGATGAAGTCGGACATGCGCACTGAGATTATAGCGGAAGGCACTACTTTCCCGTTTGTGATGCGCGAGGCTATCAAGGGGGTTCTCCAGTTGGTTTGCAGCGCTTCGCTTCCAGAGCAGGTCAAAGAGGCTGCATTCGTTGCTGGCCAGGCTGACTACATCAACGCAGAGCCGTATTACGCACGCTTCGGCGTTATTCTGTGGAAAGCGCTGTTCGGCGGTATCACAGTAGACACGGAGGTGCTTCCTTACTACCTCAACAACCTGTTCGACAATGATGTTCGGACGGATGAGGATCTGAAAGACACCTTACAGAATATATTCATGCGTACCAGGAAGGGATTGGAGTTGCGCAACCAGTTGTATAAAGAGGCTGAGAAGCATGTATCCTACCTCAAATTCCTGGATGAGATACATGAAAAGAACACTAAGGCGACGTCCATCGTGGTAGAACCAGAGGACATAGCCAACATAGAATTTTAACCATGGTTGATATACAGGCGATTAGGAAGGAGTATATGAAGTGCATATCGGATAAGACACGTATATACGCGATAGAGCACTTCCTGTCAACGAACAACGCGGGCAGCGTTAGTCCGTTTATTCTCTTTCCACGCCAGAAGGCATTCTGCCATAGCCTAGCAGAACACAAGGCGACAATTGCCATCAAGCACCGACAGGCTGGTATCACGACCGTATCGGCTGCGTGGATAGCCTGTCAGATACTGTTCGCCGACGAGAACTCCCCAGAGACGGTACTGTGTATTGCCAACAAACTGGATATGGCGGCGGATATGCTGGGTAAAATAAAGACGTTCATTGACCAGTTCCCGCGTTGGATGTGGATGAACTCTGATTACTACGACCCAGACCCGAAGAACAAGAAGAACTTCCGTTCGATATACCTGAAAAGCAATAAGGCCGAGTTGCTTCTGTTCAACGGCTGCCGTGTTGTTGCAAGGGCATCCAAAGAGAACGCATCTCGTGGTGTGTCAGCGGTATCCATTTTGGTATTCGATGAGGCAGCCTTCTTGCTGGATGGTCCTAAGGTGTACTCCTCTGCTGTTGCTGCTACGGCTTCTGTACCGCACGCAAGGATTATCATGGTATCCACTCCTAACGGTAAGGACGAACTCTATTATGACACATATCAGAAGGCACTTGACAAGCGCAACGGATATAACGTCGTTGAGTTCAAATGGTTCCAGGACCTGCGCTACAACAAGCACCTATCATGGACGAAGGTCAACAAGACGACTGGTGAGATAGAACGTATTGTCGAAAAGGTTGTTGGGCCGAAAGGTGAGGTCGAATACAACGAGAAAAGGTGGAGACAACTGGAAAACGATGGCTGGAAACCGACATCACCATGGTACGAAGGCATGTGTAATGACTTCAACCACGACTCGGTACGTATTGCGCAGGAGTTGGATGTATCATTCCTCGGTTCTACCTATACGGTTGTCGAACCAGAAATCACAGAGATGCACTTGAAGAAGTTCGTTCACGATCCGCTTCCGAACATGTCAGACCCGCTCGCGAAAGAGACTTGGTTCTGGAAACCGCCTGTTGACGGGCATAGGTACATCTGTGCTGTCGACCCCGCTCGCGGTGACGGCGAGGATAACACGGTTATCGAGATGATTGATATGGATGCAGTGGACGAGGACGGTTTTGCTTTCTTCGAACAGGTTATGGAGTACCAGGGGAAACGCACGGCTGATGAGATTGGTCAGATGATCGAAAACTACGGCCTGATGTACAACAACGCGCTGGTGGTTATAGAAGGCCTTGGAGGTGTTGGCGACCCTGCTATCCTGTATCTAATGAACGTTGCCAAGTATCCGAATCTGTACTACGATGATGATAACCTCAAGAAGTACACTGCGCAGACAGACTTTATGAGGTACAAGAACAGCGGACACTCAAACAAGCAGGAACACCTGGCTGGTTTCAGGACGAACCAGGTACGTTACCAGATGCTTACCAGTTTTGCTGGCATCTTGAAGAGGGCCGAGTTCAGGGTATACTCCATACGTATGATTCACGAGTTGGAGACTTGGATATTCAAGAACGGACGTCCTGACCACATGAGCGGTGCACATGACGATACTTTGACGGCTACCGCGATGGGACTGTTCGTAATGCAGTACTCGTACAACAAGTTGCAGTCGATTAAGTCGAAAGATGCGGCCATTCTGGCTGGTTATTTCACATCGCGATCGTTGCCAGAGTACACCAGGGAGAACCCGTACAAGAAAAAGGAACCTGAGAAGGAGTTCAATATGCCTATCTATTCAACCAACTCACTTGAAAGCAAGTACACGCATAGCAATATCATGTGGCTGCTAGCCAAGTAACTGTTGAAGAACGGGTAATGGCAAGATAAAACGATAGAAGAGAACAACACAAGCAAATGGCTAATAATAACCTAACTACATACCAAAGGTTGTCCATCGTGCTGGGCGCAGACAACGCCATCGCCCCGAGACAACAGACATATAACGTGTCTGATTACAATCTCGGAAGTGCGGACACGAACAGGATACTGTTCAGGACGACCGACAAAGGTGAGTATGATACGAAACGGCTCGAACTGAGTCAGGAGAAGTATCTTGCTTCGGCCTGGGTTCGCACCGTCAACGACGTCAACCTCTCCAACTGGAACAACCTCTCTGACGTCCTTATGATGTACAGGGACGCAGACCTCATGGATACATTCCCAGAGGTAGGCGCTGCGTTGTCACTGGTAGCCGAAGAGGCAACTACTCTCAACAGTGAGGGTAAGATGCTCAATATCTACTCGTCATCCGATCGTATCAAATCCATCCTGGAAGACCTCTTCATCAACAGGCTTGACATTCAGATGCGAGGCCCGATGATTATTCGAAGCATGTGTAAGTACGGTAACGACTACGACCTGCTTAACATCAATAAGAAAGAGGGTGTCAAGGGATGGAGTTCTCTGCCAGTATATGAGATGGAACGCCGTGAGAACGGACTGTCGGTATACGGCATAGAACCTAACTCGGATAAGATTAAGCCTACTGTGTTCGTTCGCAACGGTAAGAATACCGCTATCAGTGAGTTCGAGGAATGGCAGATTGCTCACTTCCGACTACTGACCGATTCACAGTATCTGCCGTACGGAGTATCCTACCTCAACAGCGGCCGTCGTCACTTCCGTATGTTGGCCCTGATGGAGGACATGATGCTCATCTACCGTCTCGAACGGTCCATCGAGCGCCGTGTGTTCAAGATCTTCGTAGGTGACATTGACGATAACGATGTCAAAGCGTATGTAGAACAGGTTGCCAACCGTTTCAAGAGGACTCCTATCGTTGACCCGCAGACGGGTCAGTTGGACCTCAGGAAGAACATCCTTGCCGCCAGCGACGACTACTTCATCCCTGTGCGTGACGCGAGTGCGTCCAATCCTATCGAGACATTGCAGAGTGCACAGAACCTTACAGCAATGGATGACATCAAGTTCGTTCAGAACAAGTTGTTCACGGCATTGCGTATTCCGAAGTCGTTCATCAGTTTTGAAGAGGAAAAGGGCGACGGCAAGAACCTGGCATTGCTTGATGTTCGTTTCGCACGTACGGTCAACCGTATACAGCAGGCGTTCATAAGTGAGTTGACGCGTATCGCGACCATCCACTTGTACCTGCTCGGATTCACGGAGGACCTTACCAACTTCTCCATCACCATGAACAACGCTTCCACTCAGGCGGAGACGTTAGAGTTGGAGAACCTACAGAAGAAGGCGGCTATCATACGAGACCTTGTGTCCGACCCAGGAGGCGGAATACCTATTATGTCGCTTCGTCGCGCCCAGAAAACTGTATTGCACTGGTCTGACAGCGACGTTGCTGAAAACCTCGGGGAATTGCGTCTTGAATCCGCACTCAGAACGGAGTTGGAGAAGACACCGCAGATTATCAAACGTACTGGTATCTTTGATGACGTCGACAGAGAATACGGCGAGCCTGATGCAGAGTACCAGGAGGTTGATCCAGAAGGCGGACCTGACGGACCAGGTGGTGGTGCTCCTAGTGGCGGAGGAGGCGGAGGCTTCGGTGGAGGCCTCGCAGACCTCGGAGGCGATGAAGGAACTGGCGATATTGAAGGAGAAGAGGGTGAAATGAACCCATCAGACCTTGAAGGTGGGTCAGAAGGGCCAACACCAGAAGAAGCGGAAGGACCAGCGCCCCAGCCAGAAGCAGCCCCGAAGCAGGAGTCAAGGAAACCCGCCAAGGCAAAGAAACCGTTGAATGAAGGCCTTAGGCGTCCGAAACCTGTAGATCCATCTACTATGGTGAACGAGGCATTCGACGCGATGTTAGGAAGCATTGACCGATACACGAACTTCTAACTATTTATAGGAAGCATATACACAACCATGGCAAATCGTAAGGAACTATATAAAGAGTGGCAGGACACACTTGTAGAGGCAGGCAAATGCTTGTCTAAGAAGCAGTTCAAAGAAGCGCGCGACTACTCCAATAAGGCTATGCTAATTCTCGATGAGATTCGCATGAAAGAGGAGTTCTTCGGCAGTGAGTTGAATAACTTCGGTGCGATCAACCATATCGTATCGGAGCAGATTGTCTCACTGTACAGCCAGAACAAGCCTTTCTACGAGGCATGGAAGAAGACCATTAAGGAGGACAAGAACCTCACAACTGAGTTCAAGTTCTACCAGGCCCTCTCCAATTTCAAGAAAGCAGGCACCGCCGAGGAGTACGTCAACGAGATTATGAAGATCGCACAGAACTCTATCGACGTCAAGACGCTCAAAGAGAGTAACGCGAAAGCGTTCGCACTCCTCAAAGAGTACGAGATTACTCCCGTGAAGGCCTTGACAATGGAAGACATGGAGTACTACAATGCATGCCAGGACCTTCTGGAGTGCACTGGAGACTTCGACGACGTGAACACCAAACTGGAGGCAACGAAAACCATTTGCGAGAGCATCGAGGAGAGGTCTTATGTGAACAACGTAGTTGATGAAGCGCACAAGTTCGATGAGCAACTTTACATGATGCCAGAGAGTACACGTTCCGTAGTAACTGAGTTGGCAGACAGTAGCAAGGCCGAAGGGGTATTCAATCGTTTCAAGAATGAGTGCCTCACACTCATCACCAACCGTATCAACGAGTCGGAGGATGCAGACGAGCGCGCCAAGTTCGTGTCTGTAAAAGAGAAATTGGAATCCAAGGCTTACAGCAGTGAGAAAGTTTTCGAAGACGTAATCAAGTTTATCGAGTTTGAAAACGAAATTCTGAAGAATTAGACCGATTTCGACCGATCCGTGACCATTTTTGACGCGAGATGGGCTATACCTAGATAGGAGACTACCTGGTGTAGCCCATTTTAAGTAAACATGAGTACAAACCATCAACCAGAAAGGGTAATTGACAACACAGACTACAAGCACCTAGCAAGAACAAACAGACAAATCAAACTGGCAGTTGAATCACCTGTCAAGTATGTCTTGGGAACTGATGACTACCGTGACATGCGCGTGGTATACCTCAACTACGACATACCAGTTGTGGCAAAGGAGGATACAAAGATAAGCGCCATAGACAACGAGTTGCACAAGAAGGTACAACGGTGCATAAACGAGTTCATGCAGCGGGACGGTACAATACACCGACATATCTTCGCGGACGATTTCAGCACAGACACGGTCGCAAAGGGCTCTCGGACCAAGTACCAAGGTTCTATTTACTTCTCGTACAAGAAAGCGCCAGCCGCCAAGATACAGGAGATGGCACACCGATTTGACTCGCTTATCGAGTCGGTCAATGCGGCCGTACTTCCAGAACTAAATAAAAACTTCACAATCAAACGGTGAGTAATCAAACACAGACACCAAAATTGAAGGCACCTACATTGGAGATTAAGCCTGTCGTTCCGTTCTCCTACACAGGGAGGATTGCCGTCGTCGTTCACATATACGATGAACAAATATGGTATGACTCCATACAGCCACGTCTGGCGGCAACACTGGACGGGAGATGCGATTACGACTTGTATATCAGCATCACAAAGCGCGACAACCTGGACCTTATATCGGACAGTATCAGGAAGGTATATCCCAACGCCGTTATCGTACCAGTGGATAACGTAGGCGAGGACGTCAACGGATTTATGCACTGCGTCAAAGCAATTGAGGATTCTGGCAAGGAGTATGACTACATGCTCAAACTGCATACGAAAAGCAATGCGACATGGCGTAACAGTCTCCTGGACGGTACGCTTCCTAAGAATTGCGACAGGCTGAATGCACTACTTGACAACGGGGAAGCCATGATAGGCAGCCTGCGGTGGATCAAGACGTTCCCAGACGCGTTGAACCATATAGGCGGTATACTAGAGAAGATAGGATGCAAGCGCTATCCGATGCGTTTCGTCGGCGGTACCATGTTCTGGGTCCGCTTTGATATCATCAAGAAGTATCTGTTCGGAGGTAAACTTCCTGTGGACTATTTCGACGAGGCTTACAAGCGCGTAGGACTCAAACAGCATGCTATGGAGCGCGTGTTCGGCATGATGGTATCCGATAGCGGAGGTGCAATCGTCGGACTCTAACTATTTATAGGAGATAAAGGTTTTAACACACATGGCAAAGGACATTAAATTGACTATCCCTGTTCTGAACAACATCGCTGTACGCATCGCAGAACAGACGCTCAAAAACAATATCACCGACGAGGCTACCATCCGAAAGATCGCTGGCGTGACCGTAAAGCGTCTAATGTCGGAGAGCATGGAACACGGAGATGACGTTCCTGGAGATTTCTGGGAGTTCATCCAGGAGTTCTGGAACGAAATTGACTCGACAGAGGACCCAGCAGAACAGGCTGGTTATTACGCCGAGTGGCTATTCGGAAAAACATCCGCTGTTGACCAGGTAGTAGAGGACTTGCACAACGGCGTTAGCGAGGAGGAACTGGAACAGGATTTGGCAGGTGAACCAGATGACTTCGGAATCGTAGGATTCGCACACGACATCATGCGCGTGTACCGTTGGTTCCAGGAGTGTCACGATGCTGATGTACGTCGTGGTGTTGTACCAAGAGACAATGCAGGGGAAGTCAAGGAGGAAGGTGCACCTGTTGCGGAAACTGCCACACCTGGTCCATGCAAGTTCTTCCACATTACCGATCTCGGCGTACAGAAAAAGATTACCTCAGAGTACCTAGCGGATGCGGCAAAGGTCATAGAACAACATCATTTCAATGACGGTTTCGCATTATCAGTCTATCCAGTAGGCGATAGTTACTCCATACCGCGCGACGTTAAGGTGTATGGAGACAGCGATGAGAGCATCGACTGGTTTGTTAACTCATACATTCAACGCGGAGAATTGGAAGCATTGGAACAAGCACCAGGGGCTCCAGTAGCATGAAATAACTGAGTTAATCAGGATGACCAAAGGTCAGAATACCCATCAAACGGCGTTCTGGCCTTTCTTTTTGTGTACTTGTGAGTATTTATACTTGAAGGACTATCCCATAACATGGCAAGGACTCAATTAAGAGAAATAAAAGCAGGTGAGACTGGACACGGCATCCTCGTAGAGAATGACGGGTTCATTTCTTCCGAACTAGGTAATAACAAAAGCCTTTGCGAGAGCGTATCTGGCGACGGCGGGTGGAATGTGCCAAATCCATTGGTATTTGATTGTGTATTCCAGAAGTGTGAGATAGAGAACGGAAACAAACGTATTTATCCCCGCAAGGTGCTGGAGCGTGAGATTGCCAACTACCAGAAGCGCATTGCTGACGGTCGTGGCTACGGTGAATGCTACACCCCTGACGTACTCTGTTTGACAGAAGAAGGATGGAAGCCGCTACACGATGTGAAGGTTGGTGACAAAGTAAGTTCACTCAACCCTGAGACCAATGAGGTGGAGTTCGCAGAGGTGATCAACAAGATTGCATACAATCTGGATGACAAGTTAGTTCATCTCAAAGGCGAGAATATCGACGAACTGGTAACACCGCTGCACAAACTCCCGTTGTTCAGTGCTGATGGTAAGTTCGTGGAATTCAGAAATGCGCGCGAGTTTATTGATGGCTTTGCTGGCGAAGGCGAATATATCCCAGTAGCGAGCGACCCCGCAATAGAGAGCAAGGACCCGTATATACCTGCTTGCGCCATTGAGGCTACCGAAGAGGACTACTACGGACCAGTTGAGTGTATTGACCTTGACAAGAACCATATCTGGTTTGTCATGTCGAACGGCAAGAGCCACTGGACTGGTAACTGTAACCACCCGAATGAGGTTGTGATTGACCTTTCCCGCATTTGTCTCAACGTAGAGGAACTGCACTGGGAGAAGAATACGGTTGTAGGTAAAGTTCGCATCATAACATCGGAGGGCTTCCGTAAGAACGGTATCATATCCTGTCAGGGTGACCAGGTTGCTAACTTGGTACTGAGCGGGTTGAAGGTCGGTGTATCTTCTCGTGGTATCGGTAGCATCAAGCAGTTCATGGGTAAGACTATTGTGCAGGATGACTTCGAACTGGTATGCTTTGATGCAGTAAGTGACCCGAGCACTCCGAACGCCTGGATATGCACCAGCGGTAAGGAGGGAGAGAAGAATATGTATATCGAAACTAAGCAAACAACCAAGCAGAACATCGACGAACAGGTTGAGAAACTGGCCAGTTTGCTCGATTAAGTGTTCTTTTTCAAAGTTAGTGTATATTTATATAGTAGCGGTGCTATCCATGCCCGTATATATTCAACATCAAACAACGAAGTACGATGCCAAACAAAGTACAACATAACGAAGATTTGAGGAGTTCCATTTTGGAAATGGTTAAACTCACAAAGGATATTGCGGCTAACCGTACATCTATCCTTCAGACCCTGATCGCTGAGGATATTAAGAACGAGTTGGACGCAGAGGAGAAGAAGGGTGACGACGGGCTGACTCCTGTCGATAACTCCAGTGTTCTCCAAGACGGTCAGAAAGACGAGCCGAAAGCAGACGAGGCTGGCGAAGGAAAGAAAGGCGCCAATGAAGGTGCGGCTGAACCGAGTGCGGAAGGAGAGAAACCCGCTGATGAAGGTTCCAACGAATGGCCAGACGAACTTGAACAATTCAAGACTGCGGAAGGCGAGTACGACTTCAGCAAGGAAGGGGACGTTGATATTGTGAAGGTCTACAAACTCCTTAAGAACGCCGATACGGTGATTGTTAAGAAGGACGGTGATAACATCCAAATCAGCGACAAAGAAACAGGATCAGACTACATTATTCAGGTAGGCGACGAGAACAAGGCAGACAACGCCGACGCACCTAAGGACAACGAAGTAACAGAAAACAAAGCAAACGATATGGCAAAAGAAAAAGTTTACGAGGTCGACCTCGGATACACAACACAATATCAGAAGGAAGACGCGATGACTACTCCTGAGATGAAGGACACTTCCGTTAACGCAGTTGTTAACGATCCTGGTGTACCTGACGGCAAGGAGAGGCCTTATGGCGAGCCCGAGAAAAAGGCTGAACCGTTCAGCCAAGAGGCTGGCTGCAAGGAATGTGGCATTAACGAATGCGGCGATGCACCCGTTGTAGATGAAGGTACTGTCGGTCACGGCGGCGCTGCTCAGGACCGTTCGACGACCAAGACGATTGACCACGAAGGTGGTGATCCGAAGAAACGCAATGCTAGCAAGAACGGTGAGACTGGCAAGACTGGTTCGAGCCCTGTTGCTGAGAACAAGCAAATTGAGGCTATGCGTCTGCGCATGAACAAGATTCTCGCAGAGAACAACGCACTCAAACAAGCCCTCACTGGTTTCAAGGAAGCACTGACCGAGACGGCTGCCCAGCAGTACGGCCTCGCGAAGATGGTCAACCTGATGGTTGAGAACTCTACCACGAAAGAGGAGAAGAAAGAGATTCGTGACCGCTTCGTAAACGAAGTGAAGACTCAGGCTGATGCCGACCGTCTGTACGAGTCATTCTCCGCTCAGTTGAAGAAAACGCAGCCGACAATCAACGAAGGTCTCAGCAAACCAGTGCAGACAGAGACGCCTGCAAACCTCAATGAGACAAAGGTTTACGAGTCACCGAAGTTGATGGAAACCCTCGACCTGATGAGACGAGTTAACAGGATCAAACTCTAATTCTGTAACTTTTCAAAACATCGCACTATTTATAAGTGATGAGCGCACTCAAAATCATACATCCGCTCACGCTTTTGACGACGCGGCAACGCGTAAGTCACGACACAAGTAAAAACAAAAATTCGAACATAACATGTTAGTTAAAGAAATGGTGGAGCAAGCCAATGTGGGTAACATTGAATTGAATCTCCAAAAACAAATGAGACAACAGATCACGGAGCGCTGGGACAAACTGGGCTTCCTTGATGAGAGTGAGGGTCACGTACGCGAGAACCTTGCACAACTCTTCGAGAACCAAGCCAAGTTCATCTTGATGCAAGAGGCTAGTGATGCTACTAACTCTGGCTCATTCGAAACAGTTGTATTCCCGCTCATCCGCCGTGTCTACAGCAAGTTGCTTGCTAACGACATCGTATCTGTACAGGCTATGAACCTCTCTGTAGGTAAGTTGTTCTACTTCCGTCCCGTTACTTCGGAGCGTGAATGGCTGAACGCTGACGGCAGTGAGTACGAAGAGGGCGACGACCTTGATGGTGTAACTGGATCTCACAAGGGTCTGATGGGTTACAACCGTATGAACCCGAACTATGGTAAAGAGGGTGAGGAGAAAACCACTCCGCGCTACTACTTGCCTGATGAGGTAGTAAACGGCAAACCTGAGGTTGTTAAGTTCATGGAGACATCTCTGTACGACCTCTTCTATGACGATTATCTGTTCGACCAGAGCCGTGGTAAGGTAACGATCCACGTTTCTAAGGGCGAAGACGTACAAATCGTCGTATTCAAGGGCAAAAAGATCGTAAGTGCTACTACCGATGATGTACTCGTACACCAAGACGGTACTGTTCGTAACCTCATGCTTCGCGTGACTGGTTTCCAACAGGCACAGGCTGGTCGTCTGCTCGGTCCTGACGGTAACGAAATGGACGCTGAGACCTTCATCGCATCTATGAAAGTATTTGCTGATAAGGACCTTGGTGACATCGAGGCTGGTGAGTCTATCCGCTTCAACTTCGTAACTCAACGCTACGGTAAAGGTATCGTAGAATACAACGACATCTGCGACGCTCGCGGTGCTATCTACATCGAACTCGAACTCGCACAACCTAAAGACAATACTATCGACGGCTGGGCAGGTGTGGCTAAGGCTGACCTCGCTGACGCTAAGTTCAGTGTTGCTTGGGCACAGTACGACTCTCTCGAACTCGAGACAGAGATGGGTGAGGTTTCGTTCCAACTCGACTCTGTGGTTGTATCTACGAAAGCACGTAAACTGCGCGCTACATGGTCTCCTGAGTTGAGCCAGGACGTTGCCGCTTTCCACCAGATTGACGCTGAGGCTGAGTTGACCGCTCTGCTCTCGCAGCAAATTGGTTGCGAAATCGACCGTGAGGTTCTCCGTGACCTCCGTAAACTCGCTCCTTGGACTCTGAAGTGGGATTGGAACGGTTGGAAGCGTCAAGCAAAGACCAGCACCAACTACACTCAGAAGGACTGGAACCAGATGCTGATTACGGTTATCAACCAAATCAGTGCTCAAATCCATAAGGCTACGTTGCACGGCCAGGCAAACTTCATCGTAGTTTCTACTGAGGTTTCCGCTATCTTCAACGACCTTGAGTACTTCCACGTAACCGACGCTAACGCTGAGGCTGACAAGTACAACATGGGTATCGAGCGTATCGGTTCGCTGAACGGACGTATCCAGGTTTACGTAGACCCGTATTCACCTGCTGAATCTATCATCGTTGGTCTGAAGGGTTCTTCACTCCTCGACACGGGTTACATCTACGCACCGTACATCCCGATGGCGTTGACTCCGACTATCTACAACCCGTTCAACTTCGCACCTGTGAAGGGTATTATGACCCGCTACGGTAAAAAGTGCGTGAACAACAAGTTCTACGGACACGTAACGGTTCTCGGCTTGCAGAAGTGGAGCACGAACTTGCTGCGATAATCGTGGTGAGTCTCTAGAAAAGCAAGGCAGTCAGAAATGACTGCTTTGTTTGTCTTCAGACTATTTATTAGTGTAAACAGAATAGCGATGATTTATAGGACCTATCTTGACAAGGTAAACACGATTATATCCAAATCCGAGGTCAATGTTGGTGTGTCTCCAGTAGCCACATTGGTATACGGACACCAGATAAGCCGCATATTGGCCCATTTTGACGCGTCTGAGGCCATAAAACGCTTCGAGGATAGAGTTACACCAGACCTGTCTAAATGTCGCCACACGCTCAATCTAACGAACTGTGGCAAACTGGACAGGGACGGTGACCTATTCGTAGAGAGGATTAACGAGGTTACGCACTCGACAGAGATGAGGCGTGCGGCTTCATTTGTGCTCATCTTTTTCAAACTGCAAAACGAATTTGACAGTGGTAACGGGTACGACTTCAAGAAGGGTTTCTCAACCCAGGAAAGTATAGCGTATAACGGCGCCACCTGGGAGAATGCAAAGACGGGTATCAAATGGACTGGAGGGATGTACACAACCGAGTTCCTGGACGAGGAGTACAGTAAGTTCTCTCGCGGGGAGAAATCCATTATCATCGCACGTCAGAAGTTTGACCTTGGTAACGAATCCATCAAGGTGGACATTACTGACTATGTCAACGCTATCATACGCGGAGAGGAGCCTAACAATGGCATAGGGATTGCTTTCTCACCGCTGTTGGAGGGAACGGACCTTGGAGACGATTACCGTTTCATATCCTTCTACACGCACAAGACACACACGTTCTTTGAACCGTACCTAGAAACGGTCTATGACGATGTTATCTCGGACGATCGCAACCAGTTCTATCTCAACAAGAAGAACAGGCTGTATCTCTACTGTACCATAGGTGGAGGTTTCGACAACCTGGACGAGATGCCTACGTGTAAGATAGATGGTTATGACGGTGAGTTGGAAGTCAAACAGGCTGGCAAGGGTATCTACTACGTAGAGGTTCTGATGAAGGATGGCGATTACAAGCCGAAGCGCATGATGTATGACACGTGGACAAATTTGAAGTATAACGGTGTGGAAATGCCAGATGTGACCATGCAATTCGTTCTCAAACCGTTCACACAGTTCTTCAACCTGTCCAATGTCACTGAGATGGGGAACGATTATACCGTATCTGTTTCTGGTATCAAGGACAACGAGGTTGTCGGAATGAGCGATATGCGCAAGTTGACGGTTAACGCCCGCGTGGAATATACCACTAACGTACAAGCACTTCTCGACGGTATAGAGATAAGGCTGTACGTGAAGGACGGGCCGAGCGAGTTCGACGTTATCTCATGGGATAAGGTCAACAAGTCCTTCGCGGAGAACTTCTACTATCTGGATACATCCAAGATGGTCCCGCACAAGTACTTCGTGGATGTAAAGGTAACAGCCAACAATACCGTCAAGGTATTCAAAGACGTACTGCACTTCCAGATTGCGAACAATGTGACGTCAATGCACTAAAAAAGAGGCTCTTTCGAGTCTCTTTTTTTTTTTAAGTCAATGCTACCGATTTCGACAGGATGTCTTCCAGAGGGTATGAATTGAGTTTGTTCATGCTGTCCGTCATGTCAGGTGGTTCTGGTGCGTTCGGGTGTATGTGGGTGATGAGGCACTTGATAATGAGGTTAAGGACCTCAACCAGCACATCTCCGTAAACGGATGGGTGCATCATCGACATGAGTTTGGCTAGATACTCCATATCCGTCTTTAACTTACCCGCATCAGGACTTATCTGGTTCTCCACAACGTCGTTCTTGCCAATAAGGTTAATCCTTTCGGCTACGATATTGGCAACGCTCTTTCCTCCACCTTTCGGTTTTGACTTGTCTCCGTAGTCCAACTGGATGTACGCAGGGTCCAGGTTGTTGAACACCACATCTCCTACAAGGTTCGGGTCA